TCGCCAGTCCCGGCAAAAATTTAACAGCGGAGCAGGCCGCGACGTATCTGAGAAGTCGCGGCTATGAGGTAGTCAGGTATGGCACGCGGTGGGCGGCAACAAAACCGGACCGCACCATTTGCGGGCTGACGGATGCGCGATTGATTGAGTTTGCGTGCAGCCTGCGTTGTCTTTTTACGGAGAATTATGATGGATGAGATCAAGTATTTTGTACAGTCAAGAGAGCTGTGTCAGGAATGTGACGGTTTCGGATGCCCAAAATGCGAGGGCAGCGGCTATATTGAAAAGTTGATTGACTTAGAGGACGCATTGAAACAGCTTTACATTACTGACCGGCTGCCGTTTGACGACTTGACGAAAGTTTTAAGATAACTCGTCATGGAGGCTCAGGGCGGCAGCGTGATCCTGTGGCAGGGATTGCGACGCTACCCGGAACCGGCATTCTGCCGCTCTGAGCCACGAGAATTAGGGCGTTTTTGTTTTACGCCATCGGAGAGAACGATGCAGCAATACCCCGTCATCAAAAAAACCATCCTCGGAAAAGACTACTACTACTTCGTCACGCCTCACGGCATCCGGCACGCGACGCTGAGCGACTACATCGACTGGCATAATCAGCAAGCCGGGCCGGTGCTGCCGTTTGGCGTGGTGCCGGCGGATTTCGCATCATTTGTGTTGTAATTGTAGACGTAAGACAAATTGTAAAGGATTTAACAATGACAATGACAAAGCGTATTGCTATTAAAGGAACCACCGTTAAGCGTCAATGCCCCGTGTGTTTTGCCATCGCCAATATTCTCATCACCGAGACTGAGGACGGATGGGAGACGTGGCATTGCCCCAAGTGTAAAGCCAGGACAACGTATAGGACAAAATAACATGATCCCGCTACCAGCCGACATCATCGAGCGATTCGGCAATTTACCCGACGCTCAACACCAGACAGGAAACGAATTTAGCAGCGCGTGTCCAGAGTGCGGGGGAGGGCGGGGCGGCAATGATCCATCTGACCGATTCCGCATCTGGCAGCGTGATGGGCAGGCGTCAAACTTCTGGTGCCGTCGCTGTGGATTTAAGGGTTTTGCCGATGACGACAAGCCGGGGCGCAAGCTTGACCCGGTGCGCATCAAAGAGTTGGAAGAACTGCGGGCGGAGCAGGCGGCGCGTGAACAGCGACGGCTCAAGGCGCGCATCGAGGAATTGCAGCAGGCGGAGTACTGGCGCGGCTGGCACGATGCTATGCAAGAGCAGCATCGCAAGCTGTGGCGGGAGCAGGGCATACCGGACAGCCTGCAGGACTGGTTCAAGCTTGGCTACACGCCAGATTACACCTACGGCACCAACGGTAGCCTGCACCATTCGCCAGCGATGACGATACCGGTATTTGATGTTGGGTGGGAAGCGGTGAATGTGCAGTATCGGCTATTGCAGCCGGCGAACGGTGCGGGTAAGTACAGATTTACCTCCGGATTACCCGCACCGCTGTACCTCACCGACCCCGACGAAGAACCGGCAGGCGCGACGCTGTTGGTAGAAGGTGCAAAAAAGGCGATTGTGCTTTTTGCCCACATGGGCCACAAGTACAAGGTCGTCGCCGTGCCGTCGAAGATGCCAGCGGGCGCGTTGATTGAGCGCCTGGGCAATTGTGATCCGGTTTACGTGACGCTAGACCCGGATGCTTACAGCGACGGTCAGTCAGCGCAGCGGGTGGGGATGATGCTAGGCGACCGGGCGCGCTTCGTGCGGTTACCAGACAAGCCGGATGATTTGATTGTTGAATACGGAATGACGCCGGCGATGATAGAAAACTACATTAAGCGAGCAACGAAGCGGTGCTAAGATGAGCGGTTACACGACTGTAGACAATTGGCTATTTGATGTGGTGATGCCGGTGGCGTCATATACGACATTTAAGGTTGTGTGTGCCATTGCTCGTAAAACGTGGGGCTGGCAAAAAGAGCAAGACCGCATCAGCTACAGTCAATTTCAGGCAATGACAGGTATCGCCAGTCGCGGCTCAATCAAGGCAGCCATAGATGACGCAATTGACAATGGGTGGGTAAAAAGAGTGAAGCTAGGGCAGCATTTTTTGTACTCCGTAACTAGTGCGGCAAATGTACTACTTGACAATAAGCAGTACGGGAAACGTACTGGTACCAGTACGGGAAACGTACCGGTAACTAGTACGGGAAACGTACTAACAAAAAGAAAAGATAAAATAAATAATAAAACTAAGGGGGAGGGGGGAGACAATCCTTACTGGTGCCTGCCGGACAATCTGAAAACTGAAGGCTTTATCAAAGCGTGGAAAGTGTGGCTTGAATCGGTGGATGAGCGTGGGCTTACATTTAGTGAGACCCAGGCACGGCTTACGCTAGACGATTTGTCGGCAATAGGGCCACAACGGGCAATGGTGGCAGTGAGGGAGAGCGCAAGGCGGGGATGGAAAAGCGTATACGAGCCGAATTTCAGCAGCAACGGAAACGGCAACTATGCCGTGACGCAAGACGATGACGGAGGTCTGTATGTCTGATTTTAATGCACGCGACGCGATTTTTACCCCGCCTGAGACCAGTACTTATGGCGTTGAACGTATCAAGCTCATGGAAGCGCAAAAGCATCGCGCAATGCCGCTAGATATTGACAGCATCGGTAACTATTTTGCGGCGCTGATGCCGGGTGAGATATGCGCGGTGCAGGCACAATCCAGTAACGGCAAGTCAACATTTATGAATATTTGGGAGCACTCACTGGCAAAGTATCTGAAACTGCACGGTCGTGAAAACGAAGTGATCTTCCATGTTGACACGGAAACCAGCATAGAGGGGCTGGCAATGTACGAGATTGCACGCAACAGCTCGCACTCCGTTGCCGACTTGTCACGCGGCAATGTGCGCGACTGGCGCGAGGTGATGATGGCTGCGGGGGAAATTGCTGACATAGACATTTATCGTATCGGTGCGAGCCTGGGCCGGGAGAACATGCCCGATCTGTACCTCAGCAATATTTACCGGGGCATCAAGTATGCGGTGGACGGCAAATTGCTAGATGAGCCGTTACGACCGGCAGCGATATTTGTAGACTATTTGCAGGCGTTGCCAATTGACCCTGAGGTAAAAAAGGGCGCGCCTGAAATGAAACACCAGCGGCGGCTACAGGTGCGCGAGGATGTTTACCGGCTGCGGCAGATGTCGGTGCATTTTGGTTGCCCGGTTGTGGTGGGCGTGCAGGCGAAGCAGACCTTGAGCGGTGCACCAGGGCCAAATATGCAGATACCAGGTCTGTACGACGGCGAGGAAACTAGCAGCATCGCGCAACGATTTGACCGCATGGTTTCACTGTGGATGCCGAAGATGACGCACACGATAGGGCAGACAATTAGTCACGGCGGGATGTCGTTTGATGTGACTGAAGATTTAATGTTCGTCAAAGTTGTAAAGCAGAGGGGCGGGTTACCATCGGGCAAGTCTTGGCAATGCCAGATTGATTTCAAGCGTAATGTGATTAGACCGGCGTCCCGTCATGGCGGCGGGGGGTGAGGCGTTAAGTAAAGTTTTAAGGAAGGGCGGGCACACTATCTTTAGCAGAATGTAAAGGAAAGTGTGCAATGAGTAACGGATTCGACGTGAATTTCAAAGTGGACGTATGGGAAACGAAAAATCGCGGTTGGATGGGCATTTTATGGCACAACGGCGACAATTTGCATGTCGCCAGCGCAGGCACGAAGCGCGATTGTGAGCGGATGCTGCGGCAGCAAAAGCAGATCGTGAAGCGCCGGATTTACGGAGACTTAATGCAATGAATGTATACAAAGCGGCAGAAATCCTTGGCAATTCGGAAACGACGATATACCGGCACTTGCCGAATACAAGCGCCCAGCGCGACGGGCGCGAGTGGATCGTCACCGATCAGGTGCTTGATGAGCTGCGCGAGCTGATTGCGCCCGGTGGCCAGTGCCACGGCAAGGGCGTGGGTATATCTTTGAATGGCACGAAGGGCAGCAAGCCAAAAGCGGGGGATGACGCCTGGCTGCGAACGTGCAAGCGCGCACTAGACAACATCGCGGCGGCGCGAGCCGAAGAAACCGGCGACCCGTCCGATGATTGGCGGGCTGTGTACGCGGGGCTGTTGGATTGATGTATCAAAAGCTGGTGCTCATGGATGAGCGACCGAAATCGTGGAATACGCTTAAGCGCCTGCACTGGAAAAAGTGGCAAGACGAAGTCGAGCGGGCTAAATGGCTCGTGATTGATGCGCTCGGCGGGATGCCTGACATGGTGCGGCAGCGCGTGGACGTAATCATTACGGCGCATTACGACAAGCGCCCGCACGATTCAGACAATGTACCAGCCAAATTATACATTGACGGCCTGGTTGCTGCTGGATTACTGGCAGACGACCGGCGGCAGTATTTGCGGCGTGTGACGACCGAGGCGGCAATCGACCGCGACCGGCCACGCGTTGAAATCGAGGTGATTGGGATATGACAGCAAAAGTGAAACTCGAAACCATGCGGCATCATGCTCAACTAAAGTTTGAGTACGATACAGTCGAGGAAGCCATCCATCAAGCGGTGATGGATGACAAGCGGGATAATGCCGTGGCAAAACGTATTGTCGTGGATGGCGTAGACGTGTGGAATTTTAACTGGCCCGAGTGGGATGGCTGGCCTATTGCGCCGCTTTACGAGCTGGTCGGAGTTGAGCGATGAAAATGTCAATGTGGCACGGTATGATGATCATGTACGGGTGGAGACCGGTATATGATATGTTTGATGTACAGGTGGGTTATTATCTCAAGCGTGACCCTAAAATCAAGGTGCCCGCATGCCAGTTTGAGACCTGGGCGGAGTTAGGCGAAACGCCACCGCCATTCTGATGACTGAAGCGATTTTAGTCGCCACGGGCGACCTGCACATCAACAGCACCGTTGCGCTGTGTTACCCGGCGGTGACGCTGGACGATGGCGGCACCTATCGCGCCAGTGCGCCGCAGCGGTGGATATGGCGTAAATGGATTGAGTACTGGCAGGAAATAAAGCGGGTTAAGACCGAGACGGGTCGCCGGCGCATGACGTGGCTGACCATTACATCGTCACGCGGGGTACGGAGGCGCACTCGCGGCAGAGCGCATCACTTGACGAGGTGATAGCGCACGACATCGGCGCACTGGCGGCACCAGACGGGCGCTCTTCGTGGTGGGGGTTTCGCGGCGTGATAGGGGGGGTACGCATCGACGCGGCGCATCATCCTGGCCATGGACACGGCCGTCCCTGGACGCGAGGGGCGGATGCCGGCCGTTTGGCAGCGCAGATTATTGATCGCTACGTCAATCGAGCGCAGCCGCTGCAACCGCCTCAACTGGTGCTGCGCGGTCACAATCACAAGCCGGTGGATTCGTATGACAATCATCCGGCGACGCGGGCGATTATCACACCGTCCTGGCAACTGAGTACATCATTTGGGCATAGGCTCGGTGGCGACTGGTTGCCAATTGGAGGAGCATACGTAATTTGTCGTAATGGAAGCTACGTAGTCAAAAAATTGTATTGGGAATGGCCTGTACAGGAGAATGAACCACTACTGATGCGCGTGATGTGTACGACAGCGAAGCGCTCACAACCGAGGAAATCGCGACGCTGCTTGGCGTGTCGGTCAAAACGGCGCGTAAGCGGATGCGCCCGCTCGTGTTTAATGGCACGCTGGTACACGTGCGCACCAAGCGCCCGACCATTGCCGGCGTGACCGTGACAACTAACGGATACAAGCTGGCGGATGCGCTGACGGCTTGATTTACAGTTAGCGTATAATTTGTTAGACTGTTGTTGACGCATTACAACAATAGGGCAGGGGGATAGATGACTGAAATAGGGATTCATTTTCAGCGACCGATTAACGAATGGGACAAGGCCATTGGTTCATTCCCGTCTGGCGTGTGGCATAAAGTTGTCGGGGATCAATTCATGTGTCGTGACATTAAGCACCACAATCCCGGCGCGAAGGTAGTTTTTCGCCACCTGACGCAAGAGGACCAGTCGCCGCTTGACACGCTGGCCGCTAACAAAGAGAAGGCGCGGCGATTTTTCGCGCAGTTTATCGACGGTACATTCTGGAATCAAAAGTTATACCTCGGCATGGATGCTATCGAGGAATGGAACGAGCACATTATCGCGCATCCTGACCCGGCAGAGCGTAAGCGATTTTTACTGTGGGTTGAGGCGGTTAACCAGGTGTGGACGGATGAATACCGCTCCACGCCAGAACTAGCACACATCCCGCTCGTATCGTGTAATACCCCGGTGGGCAACGATATACCGGTCGAATACGCTGCAATTGTCGCGGCGCATGATGGCATCATGTCCTATCACGGCTACACACATCATATCAATGGCAGCTTAGATCCCGGTGATTGGGAGTGGCATTCTGGCCGTTGGGCACGACTGGACGTCGAATTTAGGCGGCATAATATTTACGTCAAATGGCTTAGTACGGAAGCGGGACCATATGCGGGCGTGTACGAAGGCTGGCGTCATCCGACGGTACTGGCCGGTGACTTTGACCGGTATTTGGCTGTTGTGCGTTATCAGATTGAAAATATACGCGCCTGGAATATTGCGTATGATAATCGGTTCCTGGGCGCACAATTGTTTACGGTGGGGCGTACGGGCAAATGGGATTATTACGAGTTGGATAGCGACCACATTCGGCGCATTGGCGAAGTTGTAGCTAGTTACGATTATCCTAATCCTAGCCCACCTGAGCCACCTGAGCCGCCCGAACCGCCCAAGCCTGAGCCGCCGCAGTACAAGCGCGTGGTGTGGGTCATCCCGCCTGAGGCAGAGGACTGGCAGATGGCAGAAGTCGCGGTACGTGCCAAAGACGAAGGCTTGCGCACATTGACATTCAGCCACGACGACGCGGGTGGTACGTTGCAAGAGGATAACACCGCTGTCCTTTTCGACATCGCGCCAGAAGATAGGCCGGCGTTTATCGAATATTACGGCGAGTTGTACCCGAATACGTACCTCAAGTGGGACAAGCTGCCACAGCTAGATATACCTGTCATCCGGCTGAAACATGGCGTAGACGTGTCACATTGGCAAGGCGAGATTGACTGGCAAAAAATGAGCCAGCGTGCCGATGTTGATTTTGCATTCATCCGGGCCACAAACGGCCGTAACGTCGATAGATATTTTGCGCGCAATTGGGCAGAAGCCGCCGCCCGTAGCATCCGGCGTGGCGCGTATCATTACTATCAGAATGAGATAGACCCCATTGCTCAGGCTGACAACTTTCTGCGCACCGTGGGAGATGATCTAGGAGAGCTGCGGCTCGTGGGCGATTTTGAAGACCCTGATGTGCCGCTCGATTACGCCAGCGGGTGGCTCATTTTTTTGATGGAATTGGAGCGCGTCACTGGCCACAAGCCTGTTATTTACACCTCGGCAGGCTATTGGAACGATTACGCACGCGGCGTCACCTGGGCCAGCAATTATCCGCTATGGGTGGCAAATTGGACAGAGGCGAGCAAGCCGCTGTTGCCGCGTGCGTGGGATGATTGGCACATCTGGCAATATAGCGCTCGTGGGGAAGGCGAGGATTATGGCGTGCAGTCGTATCACATCGACCTCAACCGGGCCAATGGCGTTAAGGCGTTAGAGCTGTTGACATGACCTGGCAATGCTGGCTTGGCTTGCTCGTTGTCTGGCTGGCGTTATCGGTGCCGGTAATCGCGGCGCTAATACTGAGTGGCAGGATTAGCAGAGCGGAGGAAAAGCGCAATTAAGCCGGATTTTAAGCGGCATGGTATACTTTGCTTAATGTCGCTTAAATTAAGTATAAGCATGTTTTAGGCAGATAAGGACGCCCTACCCTATGACTGACGACCTGACACGCGCAACATTTAGAGCAGCCATCGCTCCTATTATGAGTGGCATCAAAACGGGCGGCGATGGAATGCGCGTGCAGTTTGATGTACCAGAGAGTGACATGGGCGAAGCGATTAAGCTGCTAGGTATGCGTGGTCAGGTGTTACAATTGACTGTTGAGATTGCCAAGGAATCACGGAGTAATGCAAGAAAAATCCACATTTGAGGGCATTTCTGAGCTGTGGTCGCAACTGAACCGGAACCAGCGGCGCTTCGTCGTTGCCATGCAGGAATTCCCCACCAAAAAAGAGGCAGCCGAATCTATCGGGCTTGAGCCTGATACGGTTTACCGTTGGCCTGATGTGGTTGACCGAGCCGTTGACGCGTTTAGTGGCGATGTCGAAGCGGCGGTAATGGGCGTGCTCCGTTCAATTGCTGGCAAGGCTGCGATGATTAAAGCGTCTGGCCTAGATAGTGAAGATGAGAAAGTCAGGCAGGCGGTCGCCTCAGAAATCATCGACCGCATTTTGGGCAAGGCTACGCAGCGACAAGAAATCGACGGCAAGCTGAACGTGATGAATATCAATCTCGATTGGGGCGACAATGACGCCAGAGATACGGATTAAACCGCCCTACCTGCACCCGTCGCAACGTAACGCGGCACGGCATCCGGCACGCTTCCGTGTCCTGGCGTGTGGCCGGCGATGGGGCAAGACGCGGCTTGGCTCGCTGCTGTGCATTGACGCGGCAATCAATCAAGCGGGCCGGGCGTGGTGGGTCGCGCCATCGTACAAGGTGGCAAATGTCGGCTGGCGACTGCTTACCAGGCTTGCTCATCAGGTGCCGAGCGTCGAGGTGCGACGGGGAGACCGTGTGATCTACCTGCCCAATGGCGGCGAGATTGCGGTACGCAGCGCAGACAATCCCGACAGTTTGCGCGGTGAGGGTCTTGACTTCGTGGTGATGGATGAATGCGCGTTCATTGCTGAAGCGGCGTGGACGGAGGCAATCCGCCCTGCCCTATCCGACCGTATGGGTCGGGCAGTATTTATCAGTACGCCGAAGGGCCGTAACTGGTTTTGGCGTGTATTTCAAAATGCACGCGACCGTGACGACTGGTGTTCGTGGCGCTTGCCAACGGCAGACAATCCGTACATTGACCCGACCGAGATTGACGCGGCGCGCCGGTCGTTGCCTGAGATGGTGTTCAGGCAAGAATATCTCGCCGAGTTTGTGGACGAGGCCGGCGGCGTGTTCCGTCGCGTCATCGAAGCGGCAACGGCCGAGGAGCAAGCGGAGCCGCAAGCGGGGCACCAGTACGTGATGGGCGTCGATTGGGCGCAGCAGCATGATTTTACCGTTATCGCCGTGATGGATGTAACAACACAAAAACTGGCCTATATGGACCGATTTAACCAGATAGATTACAACGTACAGCGCAATCGCCTACTTGCGCTGGTGCGCCGTTTTCGGCCGTCTACGGTCATCGCTGAGGCCAACTCTATTGGGCTTCCGAACATCGAAGCATTGCAGCGTGACGGCGTGCCAATTCAGGCATTTACAACCACAAACGCAACCAAAGCAGCGGCAATTGACGCGCTGGCGCTGGCCTTCGAGACGGGCGATATAGCGATACTAAACGACCCGGTATTGATAGGCGAATTACAAGCATACGAGCAGGAACGCACGCAGACGGGGCTACGGCGATTCAATGCGCCGGTGGGGATGCATGACGACTGCGTGATTGCTTTGGCGCTGGCATGGCAGGGCGCAAAAAGCAGCTGGTGGACGTGGTAAAGGATGGGATGTAATGGCAGCATTCATTAAAGTACACAACGGGCAGAATGGCGTAAAGGGCGCGAGGCTTGAACAACTCCCGCCCGAAGCGTGGCAAATTGTAAGCGGGGGCGAGAGCGAGCGCGACGGTGGCGCGGCGTATTGGGACGCCAATAAGCTGAAGCGGGCCGCAATGACTAGCATCCTGCCGTTTACGTTTATGCGCGTTGGCGGCGACGAGCCGATAGACGAGCGGCAGATTGGCATTGAAATTAACCCACTGTACGGCGGGCTCAAGGCACTACTCTTCCAGATTAGCATGGCGCTAGATGAATACGGGGCGGCGTATTGGGGTGTGAGCGTGCGCAACAATCAGCCGGTGCGGGTGCGCTGGTTTACGCCGCCGAGCATCCAGCCGGACTATGACAGGCGTGGCAGTCGCGGCCTGCTCGGATTTAAGCGCAGCGTGGGCAATGCATATTACGAGTATGACGACGCGGCAATCTGGGCGCGTAGCGAATCAGCGGGCTGGCTTGGCTGGTTGTGGGAGCTGGGCATCCCGGAGATGGGACCGGGGCAGTCGCTCGAAAGCCGGGCGTCGCTGCCTGCGGCGTTGCTGCGCGAATCGGACAAGGTGCTCACCATGCTATACGAGCAGGGACTCATCTTGCCAACAATTGTACGCGCTGAAACGAACCCGCCCGAAGCGGAAAAAGATCGTGTACTTGACCGTATCCGGCGCGTGCTGTCGGGTAGCGCCAATGCCCATCGTGCCGAGGTGTTTAATGCCGGGCTGACGTTTGAGCGCATCGGTACGACGCCAAGCGAAATGGATATGACGGCGCTAGATGCTGGCAACCAAATGGATGTAAGCGCGGTCGCCGATACGCCAAAAGGCATCCTGACGGGCGAAGCGAATAATCGCAGCGTGCTAGACAGGCTGACGGCGAATTGGATCATGTACACGATTGCGCCGCGTGCGGAGCGCATCGCCTACGCGCTCAATCATCACGTATTCAAGCCGGCGGGTTTTGAGATGCGCTTCCAGCCGGAGCAATTGAGCATACTTCAGGAGGAAGAGCACGAGCGCAGCCAGTCGCTATTAAATCTTGTCAATGCTGGTCTGCCGCCGATGGTGGCGCTTGAGGTGCTCGGATACGACCTGACCGATGAGCAGCGCGCCATGATTGCCGACAGCATGCAACCGGTGATCGAGGTCCAGGCGCCTGAGCCTCCCCCACCCCCGTCCAGCAACGGCATCGAACCAGACGAGGCGACGCGCCGCGCTGAGATTGACCGGGCGGAGGAGATTGGCGTATTTAAGCGGTGGTACCAGAAACGGCTCGGCGCTGACGTGCGCAAATTTAATAGCGACATTTTGAGCCACGCTGACAAGCTGGTGGTCGCTGACGCTGTGATGCGTCAGATGGTAGAAGCGTACCCGTGATGCTGGCAATTAAAAACGAGCGACCAGATGAGGACGTACTCGCCGATTATGAGGACGAATTTACGGCGGCCGTCGCGGCGGCGCTACAGAAAGTGGCACGCGGGCACCTGCGCGGCATCACGGCGGATACAGCCAACGACATCACGCAACGAGTTAGCAACCTGCAAACATGGCAACCGCTGACCGACGTACTCGCGGCTGAACTGGCGAAGATTGCTGAAGCGGGTGCGGTGGCTGGCCGGCTTGTGGTCGAGCGTGAGGCGCTCGGCGTGCGCAAGGATTTCTTTGGCATTGATTGGGACCTGGCGAATAACGCGGCGGTGCAATGGGCGCGTCGCTATGCCGGCGAATTGATACGAGAAGTGCAGGACACGACATTGGGCCGCGTGCGAGTGCTGGTATCGGATTGGATAAACAATGGCGAGCCCATCGCGGCCTTGCGTGAACGCATCCTATCATCGACCGATTACGGCTACAACCGCGCTCGCACTATTGCTGTCACGGAGACGACGCGGGCCTACGCTGAAGGCAACCTTGCGTCATGGCGCGAATCTGGCGTAATCGAGCGCAAGCGGTGGAACACGGCCAATGACGAGCTAGTATGTCCCATTTGTGGACCGTTGCATCGTCAAGTGGTGGACCTGGACGCGACGTGGGACGGCATCGAAAAGCCGCCAGCGCATCCGAATTGCAGGTGCTGGGTGACGCCGGTTATCATCACGCAGACTGACGCAGAAGCCGAGATTGAGCTAATCGAAAGCATGGGTTACGATCCATTTGAGGCTATTCGCCCACCTGCCGGCCGTGCGCCGCGTGGGCGTGGTGAGGAATATCGAGCACGTCGCCGAATTGTGAGCCGGATTCAGACGCAAATGAAATGGCGTGCTACGGCACGACGGAACCTTGAGCGGTATCGTGGTCAATCCGGGCAATCATGGGAGGTGACAGAGATGCGCGAGCGTTTAGCGCAGCTTGACAAAGCCATCGAATCAATGATAGAGGTCGCCAGCCAGCCTCAAGGCGACTGGACATTCAAAATGGAGCTGGTGGACGGCATTATTGAATACGTGCAGGCATACACGACGCAAAAGGCCATTGATGCCATGATGCTACGGCGATTGTACGAACGGATTATGATCCATGACAAAAGCAGAGAAAATCAAGTTAGCGATTGAACTATTGATGAAATCAGGATACACCGAGGAAGAGGCGAAAACCATAGCACGCTACGCCTGGGGGCATTTGCCGGCAGCAATGAGGTCAAATGGAAATCAAGATACCCCAAGACGAACTTGACGCCCTGGCGCGTAAGCTAAACAACATCGACAAACTGGCGGCAGTGCTGGCCCCGCCGATGATACGCTCGCTCGCCCTGCTCCAGGACGACATTGCGCAGTATCCGCGTAAAAAACCGGGGGCGTTTTCATCACTGGCCACACCAGGACAGAAGCGGGCGTATTGGACGCAGGTCAGCCGTGGCGTCATCGACCACCGCGACGGCATTGGCTACGTGCGCACCACACAAACGGGTAAAAGCTGGACGGCTGAAGTACAGCCACAAATCGACGGCTGGCGCGGCATCCTGGGCAACAATGCGCCGGGGGCACGGTGGGTCTACGGCACGGAGACGCAGCAGCCCTTCCACAAGGCGTCCGGCTTTCCAACCGTAAGCCAGGTCGCAGAAAAAAACCGCCGGGCGATTGTCCGAGAGTTTCAGACAGCCATCCGGCGGGAGCTGGCGAAATAAAAAAGGGCGGTGGTTAGCCGCCCTGGGGTTATTGATACTTGATGAGGCCCCAGACCTCATTGTCTTGGTAGTAATCTACAACTGCTTGACGCAGCAGGCGCTTTAGCACCTGCGCCATCGGCATCTTGTATGTTGACGCCAACTTGCCCAATGCCGCCCGCTCGGCCGGCGTTAGGCGGAACAAGAATTGTTCCGTGTCCTCTTGGATGGCGACGGCTTCAAAAAATTTGTCAAGGTCCATTGTTTACCTCATCGCTTTAGCGATTCTGCCCCGCCGTCTTTGACGCTTTGGCGATTTTCCCCAAAGGGCGCGGGTGGGGATATTGTGTTCAAAGTATAATCGCTTCTCTTTGTACACTGTGGCGCAGTTTTTCAATGGGGGTTAACTCATCAAAGAACTTTTGCCCTATTTTTTTCCTTTCATTCCATGTTTCAGGATCGAATTTTTCCATTGGCGGCAAGCTACTACGGTACGCTGCTAGTTTTTGCTGGTACTTGTTTTCCATTTCCTCTGTCCATTCTTGGTCTTTCATTTTAATCTCCTTTGCCTTGCGGCTGCTTATCTCTATTTCCTACATTACGAATTGCTAATGCCCTGATAATTCGCAATGCCCGGCGTGCGCGGGCATTGCGAATTGATGATTTACTCATTAAAATATTACCATGTCTAATTGCGCCCCAGTTGCGATTGAACTGGGGTTCATTTCTTCAAATAATTTCGTGGCTGGCTCGATCACCTCCTCTCGGTACATGGCCTCGTAAGCCAATTTGCCAGACTTCCAATCTCGCCCCGCCCGCGCCTCTTTAACAATCCACTGTATTGTGGGCAGAATGTCATTTTTCTCTGCATATTGACGAATAAATTTTTCTAAATCGTTTTGCCGTTTTCCAACTTCTTGCAATACTTTCTTCATTAGATTTCTCCTAAATAATATCTGTCTGAGACGAAGGATTCTGGCTAACTCTATTTCCTGCATTATATACCATTTGTGCTTGACGACATCGTAGCGAACATCGAAGCGGAGACGAGCATACCCCGGCACCGTATCGGTGAAATCGTAGAGGCAGCCAGTGCCGGGGTATATCCGCTGCGTGGCACGCTGGCATATGAGGCATGGCTGCTGTGGCGCTTCTGCCGGCGCATCGGCTTGATTGACGTGGCATAGAGCGCATGATAGAATAATTACAATTAAATACATGCTTCTGCAATTGCCAGAGGCTTCTAATTGAGAGAAGCGGCAATGCGATAAGACCCGACCGGGCGCGCATTGCCGTTTTTTGTTGGTAGGTGATTATGGATCAATTCGCAATCAAAATACTGCATGAGGATGATGACAGCGCCACTATTGGCGGCTATGGCGTCGTATTTGGCGGTCATGATTTGGAAGGCGAGACGTTTACGCCAGAAACCGATTATGACCTGGGCTTGGTGCCTCACAAGCCGCTGCTGTATGACCACAGCTACAATGATAAAATCGGGGCAAAGCGACTCGGCATCGTCAAGGCGATTGACCCGCGAGAGGCCGGCCTGTGGATTGAGGCGGAATTGCAAAAGCACGAGGCCTACGTAAGCGAGGTGCTCAAACTGGTTGAGGCTGGCGCGCTAGGCCTGTCATCTGGCAGCGTTGCACACCTGACGCGGCGAGAGGGCGGCGTTATTAAGTCGTGGCCTATCGTCGAATTTAGCTTAACCGCGACGCCTGCTGAACCGCGCACCATTGGTGTGCAGCGGCTCAAGGCGTTGATAAACGAACATCCGGCAATGGCTGATTTATTGCCAAAGGACGCTACAGAGAGCGTCGGCGAGGAAAAAGCCGCTGAGGAAATTAATCATAGTAGAGAGGAAAATGAAATGAGTGAACAAAAGCCCGAAGCGGTTGAGCATATCAGCCGTGATGAATTCAAAGCGTTTCAGGGCGACGTGACCGAGCAGCTCAAGGGTATCAATTCCTTGAATGATGCGGTGGCGGCGCTGTTGGAGCGTGTGGAAAATAGCGCACCATTGAAAGACGGTGGTTATGTTGCGCCAGATGATGAGCAGCCCAACGGTGTGAAATCATTTGGTGATTATTTGCTGGCTGTCAAGCGCGGCAACGTGCGCCGGCTGGCAAGCGTGTACGGAGCGACCAAGGACATGCTAGAAGGTGCCGGTGGGCAGGGTGGCTACCTGGTGCCTGAGGAGTACGCCAATCAGTTGCTGCAATTCAGTCCAGAAACCTCACCCATCGTGAGCCGCGTCAATCGCATTCCGGTCAACCTGCCGAGCGGGTACTATCCGGCGCTTGATGTATTCGCTGCCCCCACTGCGGGCGGTGGCGAAACTGCCATGAGCGGCGGCGTCACCAGCACACAAACGGCTGAGGCCGGGGCGCTGACTGAAACGCAGGCGACGTTTGAGCAGTTGGCATGGCGCGTGTACAAGGTCGGCGGGTATACCGAGGTGAGCAACGAACTGATTGCGGATTCACCGCAGTCAATCGAGGCGCTGCTGAGTAGCTTGTTCCGCATTGCAATCAATAGCAAGCTAGAGTTTTATATCTTGCGGGGCACGGGTGCGGGGCAGCCGCTCGGCATCCTCAACTCGACCGCTGCAGTAGCTGTTACTACGGCTGCCGATAATGCATTCGGTGAGGCAGACGCGCTCGGCATGTTGGCACGCTTTAAGCGATTCCAGAGCGAGCCGGTGTGGATTATGCATCGTGGCGTTCTACCCGACTTTAAGGATTTCACCAGCTCAGGCGCCGACCTGGTTGAGTGGCGTCAGGTGATGCAAGGCTCGTTGCTCGGCTATCAGATCGTCTTCAGCGAGCACAGCCCGCAGGATGACAACGCCGGCGACGTGATCTTAGCAGACCTGGGCGCTTACCTGCTGTTTGAGCGGCAGGGCCTAGAGATTGCATTCAGCGAACACGCCAAGTTCACCAACGACATGGGCACCTGGCGCTTTTATGGCCGTTGGGACGGTATGCCGTGGCTGAAATCGACAATCACGCTGGCAGACCCGCAGGGCAGCTACACGGTTAGCCCGTTTGTCTATCACAACGACTAATTAGTCTGAGAACAAGAGAGGTATATCATGCACAGATTTAGTGAAGAATGGGCCATCGTTGCAACCATTGACCCGACGGGCGACGCCACCGGCACCAGCACGACCGACACAATTGACATGAAAGAGGTCCATGAGGTCGTCTTTATCATCATGACTGAGACCGTCGCTGCCACCGGCACGGTTGACTTTACCGTCAATTCTGGCGATGCTACTGCCACCATCACGACCAGCGTTACGGCCATCACGCAGCTAACGGCCAGCGATGACGATAAGCAAGTCGTTGTCGGTGTACGCGCTGACAGCTTGACAAGCGGCCATCGGTACGTTGCGGGCGTGTTGGAGCAAGGCACGGCAAACAGTGAAGTCGCCGTCGTCGCGCTTGCCAAACGTCGCTATAACCCGGCCAATGAGCACGATCTCGCCACCGTTGCAGAAATCATCAACGGATAACGAACCGCGTACAGGTATGGAGGCCAGAGGCGCGTTGTCTCCTCGCGTTTATCTGGCCTCTTTTCCTAAAGCCGGCACGCATCTGGCGGAGACGTACTTACGCCAGATTGCCGCACCGTGGACGGATAGACCGTGGCTTGGCTCGTTTGAGGGTAACGCCTGGACCACGCAATGGGTAAACATCCAGCGTTACCAGGAACTTGCCGGCAAATGGCCAGAAGGCGCGTATCTAAAGGGTCATTGTGGCCGGCATCCTGATATATGCGAGGCGCTTTGGGACGGGTGCGTATGCGTGCTTTTCGTGTATCGTGATCTGCGCGATGTGGCCGTAAGTGCGGCGCATCACGTACTGGATACGAGCAAAGATAAGGATGACAGCGACCGTCTCAAACATCCTGGCAAGGCACAGTATCAGGCGCTCGCTACGTTTGAGGATGTCTTGATTGGCATCATCGACGGATTGGGCAAATGGCCGGGGCTGGCAGAGCGATGGGCGCTGTATCGTGATTGGCTTGACGAGAAATGGACGCTACCGCTGCGGTATGAAAATTTGCTATGCAATCGTGAAGAAACGGCTTCGCTGATATTGCGATACGTAGCCGGGCAGACCGCCGCCTTTTGGGGCCGTCATATGAGGATTGACCGGGCACAGCATGACGCAATTGTGGCCAGCATGGTAGAGGCAAGCCAGACGCAGAAGCTAGTCACCTATCGGCGCGGCACTACCGGCGAATGGCGCGAATACTGGACAGATAATGTCGCCGCAGTGTGGCGTGATAGCGGTGCACAAGCGGCAAATGAGGCAATCGGGTATGAAGGTGCTTAGAGCGTTCGACTTTTATCAGCCGGGGCAGACGATGACCGCCGACGACATAGATGAGCAGCGGCGGCGCGGCAACCTACCCGACCTGATCCGTAATGGCTTTGTCGAGCCGGTAGCGGATACGGCACCTACTCGCCACCTGGACGCAATGAGCTATCGCGAACTTCAGGCGTTGGCGCAGGAGCACGGCATACGAGCCAACCAAAGCGCCGACAGGCTACGCAAGGAATTAGCCAATGTACGCGACGGATGACGACGTAAAAGACTATCTCGGCATTAGCGGCTCAGGCGACGATACGCTAATCAATGGCCTCATCCGTGCAGCGCAGGCGGCGATTGAGACGCACACGAACCGCGTGTTTGAGGTGACAAGCAACAGCACGCGCTACTATGATGCAATAGGTGAGCACATCAAAGATGGCGTGCTGTACCTTGATGATGACTTGTGCGAGGTGAACAGCGTCACAAACGGCGACGGCAACGCCATTGCTAGCAGCAAGTACACGACCCTACCGCGCAACGATACGCCATACTATGCCATACGCCTGCTGTCAGATTCAGACACGCTGTGGGAGTATGGCGACGAGTGGATGGACGCCATCGAAATTAGTGGCAAGTGGGGCTATAGCACGCAAGCGCCGAATGATGTGAGGCAGGCGTGCATCCGGCTGGCGGCATTCTACTATCGTCAGAAGGACAGCCAATTGGCAGACGTCACCGCGATTGAGGCGGGTACCGTCATTCGCACGCCAGCCATGCCGGCGGACGTCAAAAGCATTTTGGGACCGTATCGCAGACTATGACGACATACGCAGCATTCACCGCCGCGATCAGTGGCTTGACCATCTCCAACGTGACGCGGGCCTACACCTACGCACCGGACAGTCTCGGCACCGCTGACTTGCCGGCATCGTTTATCCGTTTGCCGCAGGGACGCACGAACCTCCCTACTCTGGCGAGCCAGTGCGACAATACCGGCGCGGTGCGAACGTGTGAGCTAGTTGTGTGCTTGGAACCGCTTAACCAGGAAACGAGCGAGCAGAACATGAGTGACACGATTGCCATGATGGATGCAGTCGAGACGGCACTCGACACGCTGACCGTAATGCCGCTGATTGAGTACACGCTGCGCGGCGACGGTGTGGCCGTGGGCGGCTCGGTGTATTGGGCGGTCGTGGCCCAGGTGCAAGGAACAGAATAATGGAATATGTATTGATTGTCTCGGCGCGTATTGAGCGGGGCGAACTGTATCATTACGGTGACACGGTGGACCTGAGCCACTACAGCGACGACCAAATTAAGCGGCTGCTGCTAGAGGGACAGTATGCAGTTTTAGAATCCAATAATGATGAGGTAGAAAATGGCTAAAGTAACTGGCAAGAATGCTGTTATCAATTTTGGCAGCACGGCATACGCTTGTGTCTCGACAATGAGTGTAGACGGCACGGCAAACATCATATCTGGCGAGTGCTCGACTGACGGCACCGGCAACGCCACGACGCACAAAGCGGCTGGCGCTGAGAACTGGACGGTGAGCGCCACACTGATGCTTGATGGTGCCGCGAGTACCGTTCCGAGTGCGTTGGATGTTGGCACCTCTGGCGCGCTGCTGGCATATCCAGAAGGCGACGAGAGCGGACAACTTGAATACGACTGGACTACTGCATATGTATCGACGCATACGGTATCCAGCTCGACCAGCTCTTTTATGATGCTTGACGTGACGTTTGAGTGCGACGGCGCGCCGACCATTGGTACAGCGACATAATGGACTATCCCGAACTACCCGACGGGTGGGAGTTTGCCGACCGCATCACACAGGGGATGCTTGAATCGTTCGAGCGCGACTTCCAGAAGCGCCACACCGAGGGTCGCAGCAACTATCGCGGCGCAATCGTGCGCGCTGCTTTGGCGTCGAAATGGCTAAAGCGTGTACCTTCGGATGACATCGACGGCGCAGACCCGCGTGAGATCGGCCGTGTAGCCGTCGCGCTGGATGAGCTGTACGCCGAGATGGTGCGCATCGACGTAAATTTATCCTAGCGGCGGCTGACTGCGGGCAGTACGGTGAGCCGCCGCCGGATGAACTTACATTTATTTGGCGCGTGCGGGCGTTCGGTGATCCCTGGGGGCGCGGGTGGATGTACTGGCCGGCGGGCCTTATCCGTCGCGCTACGGTCGCGGAGAATTACTACAACGCTATGAAATCATTCGGCAATATGAAGCCAGGGCAAAGCGCAGAGTGGTATGAGCGCAATCCCGAACACGGCGAACTGGCGAATACAGTTATGGAATTGAGGATGTCGCAATAATGTTTGGCGCTGTCAATCAAGCCTTAAATATTGTCATCGAATCGACCTACCGGGGCGACGGTGCCAAGCGTGCCAAGAAGGACATTGGGGAGCTAGACAGCACCACGCGCAAAAGCAATCGCACGCTCGGCGACTACGTGAAGGGCATTGGCGCGGCGTCGCTGGCGCTCGGTGGTATTGCGGCGAGTGCAGCGGTCGCATATAACGCCATCAAAGAGGGCGCTGCACTGGAAACGGCGGCGAACCAATTCGAGATTCTTACGCAGAAGGTCAACAGCACTGCTGACGCCATGCTCGGCAAGCTGCGCGAGGCAACACGCGGGCTGGTCAGCGATTCAGAGCTAATCGCCAGCGCGAATGAAATCATTAGCCTGGGCCTGGCTAACAGCGAAGAGCAAGTCGTACAGCTTGCGACGGTTATCAGCGGTCTAGGCCTGGACATGCAGCAGGTCATCCTCACGTTCGCCAACAATTCAAAAGCGCGGCTTGACAGCCTGGGACTATCGGTCGAAGGCGTCAATGATAAAATCCGTGAGCTTGAGCGTGAGGGCTTTGACGGTGGCGATATTTTTGATGAGGCTGTGCTGCAACTGCTAATTGAGCGCAATAAGGAATTAAGCGGCGCGATTAGCGACACGGAGGAGGCGACGCGAGCGGCGGAGGCAGCATTCAAAAACTGGATAGACACGGCAAAGCGTGAGGGTAGCGCGTTTTTTGGCAATATCATTTTGGGCTTTCGGCAAGCATCTGATGAGTTTAACATACTACAAGATGCCATAGATAGAGGCTTCGACCCTAACCGCTATACAGACCCGTTTGAGCGTGCAGAGGCGGCGCAACGGTTTATCGAGACAAGAGAAGCGGTAGATGATTACATAGAATCGCTTGAGCGCCTGTCGCGTATGGGACGTGAAGCCTCACCAATGGAGAACCTTTACAACGAACGCGCTGCGGCTGAATTCGTGAGCAATCTTGAAGAATTGGGGCGGCGTGGTCGTGAGGCTATGCAAGAGCAGCTCGCAGCGGAGCGCCTGCAAACGCAAGTCGAGATTGGCAACATCAACGAACTGATTGGCAACATTGATACGCTTAAAGGCGGCGTGCAAGATGCGCAGGGCTACGCCTTCGGCATGGTACAAGAATTCGCAAAAACACCAGAGCAGATTGTTGCGGCGGGGCTGGCATTGGGGCAATTTGGCAGCGAACAGGCTAAATTGATTTTGGTGCAGCAAACGATAAACACGCTCGCCGGAGAGCTGGCGCAACAGTACATAGATGGCGAAATCAGCGCAAGCCAGATGAATGATACGCTCGTGCTAGCCTACGACAATCTGACAGGCGCGGTAGGTGAGGCGCTAACGATTGAGGAGATTCTGGCGCGCATCGACGGGTCTACCGTCAACGTGGATATTGTTGCAACTGGATTCCCCACTGGCACATTTAACGAAATCCCAACGGCAGCGGGTGCAGCGGCACCTCGCGCCGAAGGCGGGCCAGTCAGCGCGCAACGACCGTACATCGTCGGCGAGCGCGGGCCTGAGCTAATCGTGCCGTCACAATCCGGCATGGTGGTGCCAAACGGCGCAGGCAATAGCTACAACATTAGCATTAATGTCGCGGTGGATAGCAGCGTGAGGCAGTTTACACCAGCAATCCGCGACGGTGTTTTAGAAGCGCTTCAGCGCGCGGGGGCGTACTAATGACTACGTACAGCGAGCTAGGGTATTTAACGGCGTTCGATGGGTTGACGTTGATTGACCACAGCACCAAAACAGGGCGGACGCCGTTATCCAATGCAGCCACCGTCAACTTGCCCATCTACGTGCTGCCAAATGGCACCAAGGCATACTACAACGGCACGACAGACGCGACGCTTACGCCAGGCCGGATGACGCAGGGCTTGCTTTGCACAGCTAGCGGGCGCACGTTTTATAATCAAATTGTTGCAAAATTGGGAAATTATGGCGTATTGACGTTGACAAAAGCGAATGGGGGCACCGCTACTGCCAACGCGATCTTATTGGCGGTCATTGATGTCACGCCGGGCTTGGCAGTGCGTGATTATATCTGGATTGATGCCACATTTGAAGTGCTAGACAACTGGTAAAAATGGCTAACTACGGAACCTGTTTCGCATCATTTTATAATGCTGACGGCGACCTGCTCTATGATAATGGTGGCACGCTGTCCACGTCCACCGGCGTGTCATTTGTCGAGGTGTTGTACGCACGCGGCGGCAGCGGGCTAATGCAGGTTGGACATGGCGAGTTTTACATACCGCCGAACGACAACACATACCCGCTTATTCAGGTAGGCCATTACGCCAGCGTCTACCAGCAGGACCAGATAGGCAGTTACCAGGCGGAGGTGGCGTGCTTTATCATCAAAGACATCCATGTCGAGGTTGTGGAAAATGTGCCGCTACTGAAAATCAGCGGGCCGGAGGTGAGCCACGAGTTGACGCAGTGGCTCGTGTGGCAGGACATTGGTGACCAGGACACCGAACAAGGTATATCAATCAACACGACGGGCACCTACCCCGTCGGCACAACGCGCATTGCCATTGCTGCCGGGGACATCGCCGCATTTAGCACAGGTGCGTCTATTTTCATTATCCGGTGGGACATTTTCCCGATTTACATTGGCGAGGTGGATACCGTAGGTGGTGATTACATTGAAGTTACACCGCCGCTATACAATGCCATACCAGACGTCACCGAGGTTGACGTGCAAGTAACAGATTACAGCACGCCTACTACCAGTGACATCACAAAAATAATGACCCGCCCTACCGTGACGGGAGATTGGGCGCTGACGGTCGAGGGCGGTGGTAACGGCACCACTAACGGCACAAGTCACCTGGGAGATGGTAGTAGCACGCTGGCATTACTTAATGCGGCAGCCAATGCATCCGGCGAATACTGGCGAATGAAGCAGCGCAGCGCGGGCAATGTCGCGCCATTGCGAGAAATCGAGTGGCGCTCTTCGTCGGACAGCACCGGTATCACGCTGGTGATGCCGACGCAGGCGAATTTTGCGGCGCGATTTGGCAGCACGTCATACGGCATCATTGAAAGTATCCGGCGCGAATACCGAGATGAGCGGGTGAGCCACGTTACTCCATATGGTGGCGGTTCAGGTGGTCAGCGGTTGACATTGTACCGGGCGACAGACAGCGCACCCGCAGGCTATACGCTGACAAGAGGTGTAGGTAGCAGGAGTTTGCTGGTTAAAGATTCACTGGCGACTGAATTTAGTCCCAATCAGCGCGAGGTGGTTGTCACATTTCCATGGATTCGACCGGGTGGCACGACTGACGCCGATGCGATTACAGCGGCTAATCTACTGTTAGAAACGGCAGTCAATTGGATGGAAGCACGCAATGAAAAGCTACGCTACTATGAGGTAGTGTGTGTGCTGCATAAAAATGTAAGACCGGGCCAGACCGTCGCGCTTGAATATGAGGATGAATGGCTTGATCTGGACAAGACGGGGCTATACATCACGGATTACGAGCATTTCGTGGGTGACGATAATGTGCGACGCACGCGCCTCATTCTCGGTGAGCAACTAGCGCGACGCAATAGCGGCAATGATGTATTGGCTGGCGCACTAGCGACAAACGGTACAGTTGCTACAACGCTTGGCGCGGGGCCGGCAACGTCCAGCGGAGGGCAGTCGCCGAATGTCAATATAGCCGTTAGAAATTCGGCTTCGAATCTGCCTGGTGTATGGTGGTATCCTGAAGCAGACCTCGGTACTTCTACCGCCCGCCTGGGGTTTTTGGGCGCATACATTGACGATTCAGGCTCGCCAACAATCCATAGGACAGCCTTAAGGACTGAATCAACAACCAGCGTAGATAGTCGCGCTGACGTTACCGCAATATCACCATCTGGAAATGATTCGAGAGTAACCTTACTTGCGCAAGCGGGTACAGCTCAAGCATCAATCGAATTAGATACCGGGGACAATGTGACTATCGTATCACCTGCCGATGTTGAAATACGCGCCGGTGAGGGGCTTACGATAAATCAAAGCGCAAACGACGGCAACATTATCGAACTAATCTCGTCTGACGTCGCGCACGGCATTACCACCATCGCAGATACGGATGTTTACTCGACTTTTTGCAAAACGACCGGCGCAGACGGTGGCGTATTGATTCGCGGCTTGTCCGAGGGCACGGTTGGCGCGCAATTGAGCGGATTTGCGGTCAGCGCATCCACGGGCGAAACTACGTCGGATTTAGGCACGATTCGCTTAAATACGCACAAAAAGAACGGCACAGGTATCACCTCGTGGGGCACGGATGATAATATTGTTGTCATGGCCAACAACAGCGCGACAAAGTGGATTCTGAAGGGCAATGGCGACGTATACATTGATGGCACGCAGAACACCTATGACGCATATGATGATGTAGCGCTGGCGCGGGCACTCGACCTGTCCACCGGGGGAGCAATAGCAAGCGAGTTCGATAAGTTCGTGCAATACAATCAAGAGGATTTAATCGCGGCGCGCATCCTGGGTAGCGACGGGCGTATGATCAACACAACGCAACTACAACGCCTGCACAATGGCGCAATCTGGCAGCTACACCGGCGCATCGCACAGCTAGAAAAGGAGTTACGCAATGGCGAACGTGACACTGATTGACCTGGAGATTGACGAGACCGACCTGAGCGACGCACGTGACGCAATCGCTCGCTATTTCAGCCGCCCTGCCGATGATAGCGGGACGCTGGCGGAATATGTTAGCGGTAAACTGCTGGCGGAAATCCAACGCATCATTAACCGGGGGCAGCGGTTGCTTGAAGAGGATGACTTGACGTACACGGCAATCACAATTAGCGAGGCGGCATAATGAAAGAATTTTATATCAATGAGCGCGTACTGCAGGCGCTTGTAAATTATCTGGCTAATCAGCCGTGGCGTGAGGTCAACGACCTAATCAACGCGCTGCAATCGCTACAACCGGTCGGCAAAGAGAAGGGGATACCTGCAGAGCAGGTGCAGTATGACGTTAATCGCGGAGCTTGACTGGCTTAATCTGGCGCTGGCGATTTGGGCGGCGCTGACATTCTGCCTGGATTGGCCTGAGCTGGCGATGCTGGCGCTGGTGCCGGTCGCCGTGGGTATTTTTCGATTTACGGCATGGCTCGGCGTGCCGGTACAAATTGCTATTATTGAATCACGACTAGCCGCGACGTGGATTCTGTTTGTAGCGACAATCATTGTCCTGCCTCGTATTATTGAGTGTATACCAGCCAATAGAAAAGAGTAATGTAATGGTGAGTAATGGATTGGAATATAGCAGACATCGTAGCCCTGGCTGGCATCGCCACGACATTTGCGCTCGGCGCTTGGCAGTTAATTGTCAGGCGCCGCACGGATTATACGTCTGAGGGCAAGATGCAAATGGAAACCGTCGCCGGCTGGCGTAGTATCACGGACAAAATGCAAGGCGACATATCTGATTTGTACGGTCAGATAGGCTCGCTACGTTCCCGCGTGCAATACCTGGAAACGGAGAACGCACGGCTACAGGCGGAGCTTGCTGCTGAGCGCGGCATCAACAAAGAGCTGAAGCAGAAATTGGCACAGCTTACGGCGCGGATGCAATCGGTCGAAGCAAATAACGCGACGCTGCTCAGGGAAAATCAAGAATTATCGGAACGGCTCAAGAAATTTGAGCATGACAGTGGTATACACAGGAGAGGATAATCATGGAATGGTCAATATTTGTTGAACTTGCAGGGCTTGTCTTACCTATCCTTTCAGGATGGGGCGCATCCGGCTTAATCGACTGGCTAAAGGCGCGAGGATTGTCGCTAGAGGGCGAAGTTGGTTATTGGGTATCTTTAGTCGTATCGGCGCTATTTGGCGCACTTACGGCATTTTTGGCGGGCATCGTAGCGGGCAACATCACGCCGGAAACGTTAAGTGATCCGGTGCGCTTGCTGGTTTACATCTTTATGGCCATGTCGCAGGCAGATCGTCGCTACAATTTCAAAGCACGCTCCAAACTGCGCGAAGATGCGTGGTTACAATAACTTTTCGCCTTGAGTGGGCCATTGGCCTGATCATCTATGTGTGCGTTGGCATCCTGGTCGCGGCGTTTATTGTGCGACCGGATGCCAGCGCGTACACGCTATGGTATATCGTCGCGGCATTGCTATGGCCGGTGGCGCTGGTATTGGTATTGATACACGGTAGAGGCTGGTAATTATGAGCAGCAACGCAACCAACACACGAACGGTAACGGCAGATCTGCCGGATTACGTCAGTCAGGATGTCGAATTTACGCTACTGTCATCGGTGGCGATTAGCGGCGTAGAAACGTTTCCACTCCTAACGTACACGATGTCGCTTGATGAAAATGGAGAAGGTACCATCGACCTCCCCACCCCGGACGCGACGGGGGACGCGGCGTGGGCATGGCGTATCGAGCTGCCAGACGGTAAGCGCGTGCAAGCAACGCTCGCCTACGATGCTGCTAGCCTGGGTCTCGCCGATTGGCTGGCTGCCGAGTTGACGACCGAGACGCCGAACAGCCTGGAGACGCTGCTGGCTGCCAAACAGGACAAAGACACCGACGCCACCAATGACAATCTGGCCAAGTTTGCCAGCGGGCAGACGGTGGATAGCGGCTATGGCGTGCTAGATGAGGATGATATGTCATCCGATAGCGCGACCGATTTGGCTACACAGCAAAGCATCAAGGCCTACACTGACAGCGCCATCGACGCCGACATTGCCACGCACGCGGCGCTAACGGAAACGCACGGTATCAGCGCGTTTGGCGCAACGCTGGTAGACGATGCGGATGCAGACGCCGCCAAGGTGACGCTAGAATTGGAAGGCGTCAATTTGCCGGATGGCACGCTCAAAGCGTGGGCGTCTAATATCAGTGCGTACATGAGCAGCATCACACGCACTGACCGCAGTAATAGTAGCAATCATGGCTATATTAGCATCACGGCCACTGTGACGTGGCCGGATGGGAGTGATGGGCATATCGACGGCGTGGAGTATCCAGCTGAGCCGAACGAGCTACAATATTTCACGGCATCACACGTTAACAGCGGGAAAATTGTTGTAGCGCCGCCGAAGGCAGATAGCTTTGCCGCATATACGGTTGTTGCACCTGATTATTACGTGGACGCGAGCGCGGCTGCGGGTGGCGACGGCTCATTGGCTACGCCGTTCGATGCATTGGACGACCTGCCAACGCTTAATGATGGCGATGTGGTGGCGCTGGCCAGTGGAGAAACCTACACCGGCACCGTAACGCTAGATAGTAATGGTGGCGTGTACCGCTATGGCAGCGGAGCAAAGCCGATCATTGATTGCGGCGTGACATTTACAAGCGGCTCATGGTCGGCGACGGCGGGGCAAACCAACGTATATGAACAAGACGTAACGATTGAATTGCATAGCTCCAACTCATTTGTCAATGTGCTAGAGGATGGCGCGCATATGACACGAGTAGCCGACGTGGCAACGTGCGACAGCACCGCCGGAAGTTTTACGGTTAGCGTCGATACAGGCAGTGGTGATACAACGGTGACAGTCTACACCCATCCGACTGGCAGCACCGACCCAACCAGCAACGGCAGCACTTATAGATATAGTCGATACCTGCACGGTGTAACGGTAAAGTCGATCAATGACACCGGCGTTACAGCAGATGGCGTACACAGTCGATTACAGTCGCACCAGGACGGCTCGATTAAATTATATGACACCAGCACGATTCGGCATTGCAAATGTGAATTCGGTAGCAAGCACAACGTCTTTACGGGCGATGCCAGCACGGTATTGGATTGCGACATAGTCGAGGCGTACATAAACGAATCATTCACGATGCTAGTAATTTATGCTGTTTCTGCTGGCGGTGGCGATTTAACGGTACGTGACTGCTACTTAAGTTTGACAACCTACGATAGCAATGCGGTGGGATTTTTTGCACATACGGGCAGTGGCACGTTTGGCGATGTCGAAGCCTCGCGAATATATGCAGACAATATCGAATTGGCTATTGATCCAAGCGAGCATAGCGGGCTAACTGTGTCGTATTGCATATTAACTGATGTTAATCGAGGCGTGCGCGTGCGCGACGCGGGTAGCGTGTCCGATTGCACGATTACCGCACGTAGCGACGCAGACAATCAGGCTGTTGTTTTTGATTCGGTTGGCACAACATCGGTAACAAATTGCACGATCTCTTGGGTCCAAACCGGCGGTATTCTGCTGTCTACCAGCTCAATCAATTTAACGGTGACGGGCTGCACATTTGACATGGGCGCAACCGGAGCAAGCACGGCGCGAGGCATCAATCTAACGGGCGGTGGCACGCTAACACATACCGATAATATTTATCTTGCTTCGGACGATTGGGCGCAACGACTGTACCTAACCGATGACGGTATGACGCTTGTTAGCAATCGCAACACCTACGCCAATGACAACGGTGTGTTTATGCGGTGGGGCAGCACGAACTACAATACATTTGTAGCGTGGCAGGTGCTTGGCTATGATGAGGATAGCAGCATTGACACGGCGTCAAGCGCCTGGGACTATACCGGCGCGGACGCCGCAGTCGTCACGGGCACGGCGGGCACGGCCAACGACCTCGCCATTTGGAATGCTGACGGCGACCTGGTGGACGGTCCAACGCCGCCATCCGGCGCGATTGTCGGCACAACCGATACGCAGACACTCAGCAATAAGACGCTGGCTGCAACGACACTTAGCGGACAATTAAGCGCCGCAGATCAAACGATTGAACGCCCGGTGCTGACGGATTACGGCGAAACTGTAGATGAGGACACCGACAGCGGCGCGACGCATACGCTCGATTTCGAGAATGGCAATGTGCACAAGCTGACGCTGACTGCCAATTGCACGCTGACGCTCAGCAATCCGCCTACGAGCGGCACGGCTGGCAGCATGACATTGATTTTAATTCAGGATGGTACAGGCAGTAGGACGCTGACATGGCCCGCGTCTTGCAAATTCGCGGGCGGCACGGAGCCGACATTGACGACTGACGCAAATGCGATTGACGTGCTAACGCTGCTCACCTACGACGGCGGCACGTCGTATCTTGTATTTGAATCAGGATTAGATTTTAGCTAGAGGAAGGAGTAGTACAATGGCTATCACATTTACTGAACAACATACGCTCGCTACAGATGGCGAGTTTATTAATCGCGCACGACAGGCGATGCTAACTGTAGCGTTTGCTGTGCTTCAGGAGACGCCTACGACTGTGGTGGAATTGGCCGCCTACCCGTCGCGGCAATCGCTTGCACGCCGCACATTGAACAATCCGCAAAACGTCGCGGCAACGGCAGCATACGCGCTTGCCACACAGAGCAACGCGGCAGACCAAAGCGCCATCAATGACACGGCGCTTCAAAATTTTGTAGCAAATAATTGGAATGTGCTGGCTGGCTACAATCCGAATTATGAGGAGCCGGGGGCGTAATGCTAGCGACACGAATGCGCATGGCGGCGAGTGCTGGCGCGGCTGGCGGCAACTGGTGGGAAGCAGGCGGCGCGAGCGGTGCCGTGGCCGTGTACCAGCCGAAGGGTGCGGCGTCGTTGGCGGCGTCGTATACCGATTTGAGCGGCAACAGCAACAACTACTCACCGTCATCTGCACCATCACTGGTGGCGAACGGGTGGGAATTTACCGGTAGTGAATACGGCGACGTTGGTGGCGTTGTACCGGACGACCAGGACTGGACATATATTGTCTGGGTCGTGTCCTGGGATACAAATAGCTGGTTATTTGGCAGAACGGACTCAGGCGCTGAGGTTGGTCTGCGCCAAAATGGCGCTGTGCGCAACGGTGGATCCTTAGACGTACCAAATTTTAGCAGTGGAGAAGCCACTTACGCCATTGCGGGACCAGATTTATACATAGATGGCGTTGATCAATCCGTGGCGATTGGCGATTACACGGCGACGAGCACGGATACGCTCGTGATTGGCCGTAAAGGGGATTATCCTTTTGCCGTGTTCGATGGTGTAATAGCGGCGTTTGCGGCGTACAACAAGACCCTCTCAGCCGCCGAAGTCGCTGCTGTCTCGACCGCAATGGCTGCGCTGTAGGGGTGAGCGGCGGCAGCCACCCACCCCCGGCGCGTGTCATCCGATGTAGCCTAATCGCAGCGCGATGGTGCCAAGCGCACCGATTAGGACGGCGACGCCACCAAGCGCGATGAGCACATAGCCCGCTATTCTGATTACATTACGCATATCGTCACCCACCCGCCCCGGCCAATGGCCGCTAACGTTTTTTCTTCGCCAGTAATACATAACTTTTTTGCGCCGGTAGTTTTCCGTTAAACAGCCTGGCGCGCACCTCTGTGTCTTGTCCGCAGTGTGGACAACTCGGCCCGGCGCTGCTGCGTGGCCACGTATGTCCGCACCGTAAACACATATAGTTTTTGTTTTTCATTCGTACCTCGAACACCACCCACCCACCCCCGCTGTCGCGCTAGAGAATATCTTTAATCCACAAGATAATCTCTTGCACGGCCGCGAACAAAAAAACTGCGCCAATGCCACCAAAGAACAGCACGATAAACACAATCACTAGAATCTGTTCAGCGCTCATAGCATGCTGCCTTTTCTGACGTGCGGATTGCGCGACGTGGCGCGCAGTCGCTGCACAATCAGCCAGATGATTAGAACGACGCAGGCAGCCACCACTGCGAACAGCGCCGCCAGGCCAAAGCCCACGCCTATCACGGCGTCAGGTGACGCGACTGGCTCGCTGCTAAATTCGTTCGGCTGCGATATGTCACAGTCGCCAGTGCAAACGACCGTGCCTTGCGAATCGTTGACAGTCACATTTGATTCGTTGCGCGGCTCCGCTGTCGGCTGCACGGCCGTTTCTGCGCCGCTGCACTCACACGCCAGCGCCGGCAGCGCCAGCAAAATCAGCAGGAATACAATTGCGCGTTTCATGGCCGGCTCCAATGTACCTCAGGCGTCGGCGGCTGCACGCCATTGGGCCAGTCGCCGACTACCTCCGGCACCGGAGGACGTGCGTCAAAGTAGTT